GAATGGATTCGTAGAACTCAAATGCGTCGCCTTGGCCTTGGCCGACTCGGGTGATGATCATGGTCTTGGCTGCGAAGTTGGAATCAACTACGAGCTCGAGGCCGAGTGGGTTGCCGTTCCAAGAAACTGCGTTCTGTGATCCGAGCGCGTTTTGACCGCTGAGGCCGTTAGCGATGAATGGGAACACTGGACGGCCTGTGCTGTCTGCGAGCTGGCCGAGTTGTGCCCACACATCAACGCTCACGAACATGTGCGTCGGCATCCAGTTGCGGCCGCTTGAGATGTCGTTAGCTGCGTCATAAACAGACTTGAGAAGGTCGGCGAGCGTTCCATCCCATACGCCTGAAGCGTTCGCTGCTGTGAGCAAGTTGTCGGCTGCAAGGTTGTCTGATGCGATCATTGCTTCGCCCATTAAATCACTGAGGATAAGCTGCATCGCTGCAGGCGAAGTGAAGTCAATGTCCTGCTGTGACAGCGTTACCTGTCCCGCGAGAGTGGTCTTGCTTATTGAGTTCGACGCGATCACCATCGTGCGAGCTGTTACTGCACTGAGTTCAGTTGATTGCGTTCCTACATCGGTGTGCGTGGTAATGGTCGGGCGAATAAAGGTCTTTGATGCTCCGCCATCCGGATAAGCGCGAGCGCCTACAGCATTAACACAAGGCCTCAAAAAATTAAGATCCTGCACCAATGGGCCAAGCACCGGCACTGGGAGGAGGCCTAAAGTGTCAGTCGTAAGCACATCGCCAGCTGCCGCTTGAAAAGCTGTGCGCTGTGACTTTGCGTGATCTGCGACTGCTGCGTTGATGTTCGCGAAAGTGTCGCCGCCTGTGTGGTATGCGGCCATGTATTCGCCCGCTGATGGCAGCTTGAACTCGCGCTTAGGTTGCGCAAATACGGTAGGAACGATCTGCTCCGGGCCTGCTGCTGTGATCTCGATTTCTTCGTTCATTGTTTCCTCCTCGACGGATTCGGCTGATTCGATTGATTCGTCGGGAGCTGTTTCGGGTTCGCCTTGTGAAGCGAGCACTGAAGTGATACTAGCACCGGCGAAGGCGGGAATCGGGACAAGGCTGAGCTCCTGCCATGTGGCTGCTTTGATCACGAGTGTGCCGTTGTCGTCGCGATAGAAGTCTGTCGCGTTGATGCCCACACTGACCGAATCAAGCACCCCGGCAGCGGCCAATGTGAGGGCTTCGTCGCCTGCTGGTGTTTCAACGATTGAAGCGCTGAACAGCATCCCTTCAGATGTTTCGGTTCTTTCGGTCACTAACCCGATCGGCTGTGTCGCGTCGTGGTACATGAACAGTTTCGGGGCTTTGCCATCGGTCGGCAACGATCCCGCTAGCAGTTTGATCTCAGTGCCATCGCTGACGATTGCGGGCGTGTTGTAGGGCACTGCGATGCCTGAGATCTGTCGGCGTGGTGTGTCACCGGCTGCAGCTGTGTATTCGACTGCGAACCCTTGCGAAAGTTTGAGCTCCATTTAGGCCATCTCCTCTTGTGTGTTTTCTTCCATTGGTGCGCCGGGAGCGTTGTCGGGCATTTGTTCTTGTTCGCCTGTTTCGGCGATCTCTTCAGCTTCAACCATTCCAGCGAGATACTCGTCGATGTCAAACTTGACATAAGTGCCGCGCGGGAGCACATTGTTCATTGAGAGAGTTTGTGCGACGCAGTCCATGTATAGGCGAGCGCCGAAGATGTAGAGATCTTCTCGGGCGCTTCGAGCGTTTTGGTACGAGTACGAGCCGATGTTGACCCCGGCTAGGTAAGGCGGGATGTTGCCTAGTCTGCACATCTCGAGGGCTTGATAGTTCGCTGATTCGATCATCAGCATGTTGTCGGGTAGCGCTTTCGTTTCCATGTACTCGATGAACTCGTTGAGCGCTGCTGTTTCGGCGAGCTCTTGAGCTGATAAGGGTTCCCCGCCAGTTTGACGAAGAACACCACTCGGCAGCGAACTTTCGGCGTTTCGATACCTGCTGGCTTCTAGCTTGAGCGCTGTCTGCACTGCGTTGGTGGACTGGTACACGATGCCTTGGATCGGGCTGATGAATTGCACTAGATCTTTCGGGTCGATCATGCCGCCCTGAAAATAAACTTCATTAGAAGGCGCGAACCATACCGGCCCGGACTGATCCATTGTCTGAACCATTGACGCAGGCAGCCGGGTGAAGCTGGCGGGAAAGCCGTCTTGTGTGCGGCTCGAGATGTAAAGAAAGCCTCTTCCGTAGAAGAAAAGATCATCAAGCAACCAGCTCATGAAAGTGCTGTAGGGGATCGCCGGGTCGGGCTGGCGTAGCCATGCACGGGGAGCTAGTTCTTCTTCAGACATTTGGCGCTCATCTTCGTTCCACATTTCGCGGTACATGCAGAGTTTTGTTGAGCCGATAACGCTCGCCATCAGATCACGGCCTCGGGCAAGTGTCGGCACACTCATGGCTGCGTTTCGTGCGTCGCCTTCGTAATAACTCCAGTATTCGCCGACCATGTTCACGCCTTGCGCGTTACGGTAAAAGCCTGAACCTGCTGCTGCGGCTTTATCTACAGCCGGAGCCCCGGTAGAGATCTGTGCTTTTTGTTCGCCGCGCTTAAAGATTGCCATCGTTCACCTCAGTGAGTCCGGGCTCCCGACGAACCCGGACTCTCGCCGATTCTACCTTCCCGCCACAGCGATAAGCGGTCTTGTCGCCCGCTGCGGCTTCGACACAAGCGCAGCTGCCCACACTAAACATCTCGCTAGCTCAATCGGCCCGGGCGACTTGTTAGAGCTCAACACCACGCCTTGCACAGTTTTCGCTAACACAGCCCGGCACACATGTTCGCTCAGGATTGTTTCACCCCTGTGTAGGATTCGTTCTTCATTGATCATCGATCTGACTAGTCCTGTGTGTTTGAGTAGTTCGTTGTAGCCGACGAGCGTGTAACGCTTGTTTGTGTAGGCGGGCAGATGAATCTCAAACGATGGTGTGATTGTCAAAGTGACTCGATGATCTTTCATGATGCGCTCAACTTCGGCCCACATTTCGCGCATAGTGCCGACAATAAACTCAACACAGACATGTACCCGGTCGCCGTCGTTAGCTGCTCGAACCCCTACGAAGCGTTGCTCATCGAGCGATGTTTCGATTGACAGAACCCCGCCGGGTGGCATCTCGATGCTTGTCTCAAGGCTGGCCCATAACCCGGGCGGCAGCCAAGAACCTGCAGCGCTAACCCACTGATTCAAGTGGGCTCTCATAAACTGCACCCGATCCGGGGCTTTATACGCTGACCGTAACCCTTCAATCGTGATCGTTGTGCCTAGCGCCGGGTTCGCTAGCGGCCATTGTGACTCGTCGCCTGCATCAACCCCGGGCGGGACTGACCACTCAGCGAAATACAGATCCGAGGCTTTGCCTTTGTCTATCGCTGCGAGCGCTTGTTCACGCAGCTGTAGAAACACTGTGCTCGATTCGTCGCCAGCTGTAGAAAACATGATCATGATCGGGTTCGGCACAGCGATCTGTGAAGGCCGTAAAGCCCCAAAGATCACAGCTTCGGAGATGGCGAAAAGCTCATCGCAAAAGATCACATCCCAAGTTCCGCCGTGTCTTTTGCCGGTCGCGGCTTGTACTTTCCACATTGAGCCGCCGGGTGTTGTGATCTGATTCCGGCCGTAAGCCCTGATCGCTTTGCAGCCGAAACGCTCCTCGAGCGTGTCAGCGATCGCATTAAAAGATTCGACAGCTAGATCAAGCTGGTGGGCAGTGCTCAGGATGTTTATCTTGCGTTTCTCAATCTTCGGAAACTCAATGAGCAGCCACCCGATCGCCGCCTCGAGCAGGGTTGTTTTTCCGTTCTGCCGACCGACCGAACACAAAGCTGTACGAAACACGAAACGGCCATCGGGCCCGACCGTGAAGATGTCATTCAACACAAGCCGCTGCCAAGGCATCAGCTTTAACTGAAACTCACGCTCAGCCCACTCGACCACTAAAGGGCCGTAACTGTTGCCACCCGGGACAACTGTTCTCAATCTCGGCAACTCGCTACCAATCGCAGCCGATCCCAGTCGATCCCCGCCAATCTCGGCCAGTTCGGGCATTTCCTTCGGATAGAGAGAAAAT